GTTGCACTTACAGCACTATTAGCCATTAAGGTAGGCATAATAGTTTTAAAGCGAGTCAATGCTGAAGCAGTTTTTGCCTTGTCGTTAACCAACAATGGGTTAGCAGACTTGGGTTGAATAATACTTGAACGTAGTTCATCGCCCACAACGGCTGTGTAGTTTGGAATAACGATTGGCAATACTTCGTTGTATGTTCCTGTCTTAACTGAAATAGTAGTAGCAGGATTAATAGCTGTTGGAATAGCACTAGTTGCGCCGCCAGCAAGACCGTTAGTTACAATACTGATCAATGCTGTTGCTGTTGCAGGCACTCCTGTTTCAACTGTGTATGCAGTATTGATATTTTGAATAGCCTTTGTAGCAATGCCATTTAGTGTTTGGTAGTTTGTGCCAGGAGCTTGGTTAGCTAACACTAGACCAACTAGAGTTTTCATGTAGTTGTAACCAGCAATACTCTGCGGAACTTGACGTCCTAGTTCAGTTGTAATATAGGTGTTACTAGATGGTACATAGTATGAGTTAGCTGCCGCTGTGGCTTTCTGATTGCCGCCGTGTGTTAAGTCAAATATTAAAGCATCAACAATAATACCTGTGTCTCTTTCGCACGTAGCTTGAATGTAAGAAAGTGTAGCAGTCATAGTGCCAGAAGCACTGGCTAGTGCAAACTCAATGCCGCCAAATGTTTCGCTAACTGTAAAGTTTGTTCCGTTAACGTTGATAGTTTTAACGTAGTAGGTTGTTCCAACAACTACGTTACCAAACACAGTTCCAGTGAACTTGATTGGCATGCCGACGTTTAAGTTAGCTGTGGAAGCTGTAACAAAGTTATTTCCAGAAGCAATAGTCTGTGTAACAGTAACAGTATATGTATAGTTGATGAAGTTTGTAACTTCTTTCATGATAAACTGTTTATTAGTTGCTAATAACTGCTTGGCATTAGGATTTAGATAACCTTCTTCAATCTGTTTGGCCGCATAACGAACTGTGGCCCACGGAGTATCGATAGTTTGTCCGTATATAGGACTAGGTGCATCGACGCCGGCTGGTCCAACATAAACAATCTTGTCAATGTGACCAAAGTTATCCCATGTTGGGTAGTTGCCGTTTGAACGTAGAACTTGTCCAACACTACCCACTGGTAGTCTTGCTGGGCCATTTGGTCCGTAGTAGAATGTATCGCCAGCTGTGGTCAGTGTTGCAACTTCAGCACCTGCTGATAAAATATTCCAGTATACAGCATTACTGTCTGCATCTGGTCTATTTGTAGATGTTGAGTTATGTGGCAATATGCAAACATAGCTGTTAGCACCCATTGTTGCTACATCACCTAACACATAGTTAATATTGCTAGTCCATGTAACTGCAACACCAGTTGATGTTTGTGCAGTGATTGCTCCTGCACTAGCAGTTACAGTAATAGTGATATCGTTAACTGGGCTTAGTCCGCCAACATCAGTACCAAGAATCTTGATAGTGTCGCTGGTAGTATAGTTTGTTCCATTACCAGTTCTTGTTAGACTGTATACTGTACCGTTACGAACTACGGTATATGCCGCGCCTGTGGCCGCGCCGTTAGTTACTAACACGTTAGAAGTAGCGACTCCTGTGTATGTTTGGCTAGTATTCTTCCAGTATAGTCCTGGATTTAGTCTTGACCAGTAGGCAGTATTTCCAGGTTGTGCTGTAAATGTTGCAGAAACTGTTTGACTAGTTGTAGTAGTCAATGTGATTTGACTGCCACCAGCAACTGCGCCAATGTTAAACTGTGTACCAGTGAATCCGTCTAGTACATAATAAGTTGCGCCGCCAACTACTCCGCCAAAACTGCTGGCAAATGTGATAGCCTGTCCAGCTTGTAAGTTTGTAGTTGCGCTAGTTGAGACAAATCCTTGACTGGTTGCCACAACGTTTTGTGCTGTAGTAGTTGATAATGCTACGGCGGTTCCGCCTGGACTAGTACTTACTGAAAACTGATTACTAGTAACTCCGCTTAATATATAATATGTGCTGAAAGTAGTTAAGTTAGCAAAGTTGCTAGCAAATGTTATTTTTGCACCTGCAACTAGACCTGTTGTACTGCTAACTGTTAATAATGTTCCGCTAGTTGCACTAACTGTTACTGCAACTCCCGGAGTTGTTGCTGTTGCTGTTAGCGTATATGTTGGACTGTCAACTGTTGATAGATATGTATAACCGCCTAGTCTAACAACTGAGCTGATTTTGTAATAGGTACTATTGTTCCAGTCTCCTTCATATGTCCAGCCAGTGGTAATGGGAGTCCAATATGCTGTAGCAGTACTTGGATTTTGTGCTGTGTTATTTTGAATAGCTACGTAAGTATATCCGCCGTATGTGGCCAAGTCACCAATCTGATATGCTGTGCCGTTGCTCCAACTACTTTCAAACTCTAGACCTGCAACAAACGTATCAAATAATACACCAGTGGTATCAATGTTTGCTCCAGATGTATGACCTGTTAAACAGATATAAGTGTTAGCACCAGATTTGACTAGGTCGTTGACGCGATATCTTGTGCTTGCGGCAAAGTCTCCGCGATAGTTAACACCTGCGTTGAATAACTGCCATTTGCCCTGATCTTTTTCTAGGCCTAACTGACTTGTACCAGCTACAGTACCAAGTACTGAACTGGTATATGTACCAGTTAGAGCAAATGTAACCTGTGTAGTTGTGCAAGTTACAACAGTGAATGTGGTGTTAACTGTGTTTACTGTACCACTTGTCTGTGTTGGAGTAAATCCAGCTAGCGTGATTGTTGATCCTACAGCATAAGGAGGAAGAGCTTGTGCTGAATAGGTAAGAGTTGCTGTGCCCGCACTAACTCCAAAAGTCAATGCTGTTAGCGTAGCTGTACTAGTAGCACTGGTATGTCCAGTTGCACAAAAGTAAACATTACCACCATAGGTAACTAGGTCACCTGGGCTATAAGCAGTGGCGTTCGCCCAAGCATTGCGGTAGTTTGTACCATTGGCAAAAGTTTCCCATTTGCCTTGGTCAAGTTCTAAAGTAGCTTGTGATGTATGTCCAGTATTACATTGATAAACTACAGCACCGTATTTTACCAAATCGCCTGGATTATAAAGTGTAGTAGCAGTCCATGTGCTTCTCCACTTTAAACCATCAGCAATGATTTCCCAGTTGCTGGCAGTTAAGTCTGTAGCAAATGCGGCAGCGGCAGTATGCCCGACTACGCAAATGTAACTCTTACCACCAACAGTGACGATGTCATCTGCTATGTATTTGGTACCGGTTGTCCAGTCACCTTGATATACAAACTTAATTCTACCTAGTATATATTCAGCCATTTTCTTTCCTCTGATAATGTATTTAGCTTGGGCTAAAAATCCCTATTTCTATTTTAACGACGCCAGAACGATTTTGTGAAAAACGCCTGCGCCATCATGTTACCATCAACTCCGCCTGGACTTTGTATTCTCACAGTCCTTGGCATATTAATGGTAGATCCCACTGTTCCCTTGTCAAACGTACTGGTAATAATATTAGTACCACCTACGCTTACTGATCCCGCAATAGTATTACCTGTAAATGTATTAGATCCACCTTGACTTAGTCTAGAGAAGATGTAGGCTTTCACAGCTTTCTGGGTTGGCAATATGTTGTCACTGTTGGCCACAAATGTTGGGTCTGTGGCAAACTGATTAATAATAACACTTGAACCACCAACTGCAATACCGCCTAGTGCCAACGCCTGCAATCCAGTTAGTCCAAACTGACTAGCACTGATTGTAACAATACCCGTTGACTGCTGAACTCCAAACAAGTCGCCAACTTTAAAGTTACCGTCCTGGTCAGTGCTTGTATAGAACACGCGACCATAGTTTGATTCAACAGTTTGACTATTTGGGTTCAGTGTTCTAAATGCAGGTAGTCCTGGATAGTTACTGTCTAACGGATCACCAAAACCAATATTCAAGAAGTCATGATTAGTTAATCTAGCCTGACTAAACTTCTGACGAATAGTTATTGCTGTTCCGTCGGCAGGTGCTATTAAGTTAGCCATGTCCGGAGATATGCCAACCTTTAGAGAGTACGTAGGTGCTGAAGATCCGTCACGAATTTCAACACTTGTAATCTTGTAAACACCACTGATCCCTGAGATAGTCAAGTTATCTCCAACTGCTGGTAATACTGTTACTGTCTTAAGATATAGATATAATCCTGTTTGGAAACTGTCAGCACGACCGTCACCTGTGATATTAACAAAGGTTGTAGTGCTAATATAGTTAGAACCTTCACTAATACTTGTTGGGTTGCCTAGCACTCCGTTGCCCGTTCTAACTGCTGTAGCCACGGGAGTTGTTAAGTTAGGGTCAAATATTGTGATAGTAGGTGTTGATGCATATCCCGATCCTGCTTCCCAGTTCTTTATATAACCAATACGTCCTGCAAAGATTTCAGCACGACCTCTTGCGCGAGCGCCTGTAGTGATTCTGCTGCCAGTTGCAGTGCCAGCGGCTGTGATAAACACTCCATCTTTAGTTGAGTCTGTATAACCAAATACCAGTGCTGTATGTGCAGAACCTGTAACTGTTCTCTGTTTCCATACTATTCCATCTTCACTTGTATATGCTGTTGTTCCGCTAGAGTTAACGGCAAGGAATACTCCTTGACCATAAGCAACCTTAACTGCGGCAATAGAATATTGAGATGCTGTCCAGTTAATGCCGTCTAGACTATATGCTGTGGTGCCGCTAGTGCTTGATACTGCCACATAACGTCCTGCACCAAATGCCACACTTGACCATGTTGTGCTACGAGGTAATGTGGCACTCGACCATGTTGCTCCAAGGTCTGTACTGTATGCGGCAACTGTTCCGCTGGTTGCAATAGCAACAAACACGCCTTCACCGTAGGCAATAGCTTTCCATGTGGCTGTTGCTGGCAGCGTTGACGTTGCCCAAGTTGATCCGAACGTAGTTGAATATGCGGCTTTAGTACTAGACGCACCGCCATCGATTGCAACGAACACTCCGGCACCATATGCACAGTCAGTCCAAGATGCTGATGATGGAAGTGTTGCAGTTTTCCAGTCTCCTACAACACCAGTTACTGAGTTAGAATAGTAACTAGTAGCTGTACCGCTGGCTGTTAATACCCAATAGCCGTTACCGTAACTAATACTAGTCCATGAGGCGCTTGCTGGGCCGGTTGTACTAGACCAAGTTGTGCCATCTGCACTTCTTGCTAATACGTTACTGGTGCCTAGACCTAAGAAATAACCACCACCATAACCCAGTGCAGTATAGTTTGCACCTTGTGTTGTTAGAGTTACTGCTGTTTGACTGAACGCAGGATCAGAATATGTGATCTTAGGTTCAATAAAGTAAGTAGTAGTCAAGTTTAATGTTGACTGTATGGCTGTACCTGGTACAACATGATCCCATCCTGCTTCAGCCATCAGCATAGAGCCAGCGGCTGTAGTTAATGTTACAGGAGTTACTCCACCGCTTGTTGCTGTGATAGTAAATGTATTAGGAGACCCTGCTGTGATTGCCAACACATAGTAGGTAGTACCTTTGGCTATGCCGCCAAACAATGTACTTTGATAAACCACATTCATATTACCTAGTTCACTAGTCAATGCTAGTTGGACTGTTGTGGTATGTACTAGCATTGATCCGGTTGCGGCAGTTAGTGTTTTAGCCACTGCGGTAGTTCTTACTGCCATGTATCCGGCGGCCGCGCTAAGATTTATTGCAGTTCCGCCAATAGATGCACTAACTGTAATGTCATTGCCGCTGATTGTTTTAATATAATATAACTGATCAGATACTAGTCCGCCAAAAGGATTGCCTTTAAAGTAGATAGGATTGTTAACAACCATACCAGTTGAGCTGGCCACTGTAATAACTGTGTTAGAGGTCAGTACTGTTGTGGTACTAACTAGGCTGTCTGATACTGTAATAGTTGATGCATCTACAATGCTGTTAATATAATATTTTGTCCCAGCAACAATGCCGCCAAATGTAGTTCCGTTAAATGTTATTGGGTTACACAACACCATTGATGTTGAACTGCTGACTGTGATATTTTTATTCACAAAAGTCTGAGTTGCGGTTACTGATATCAATCCTGCGCTAACAGCAAAGTGTAACGAATCTATAACATCATTAATGTAATAAATCGTGCCGGCTGTTATGCCGCCAAGTGCGCTGCCAGTAAACTGTATAGGCAAGTTTGGTGTCATACCTGTTGTATCTCCGTACAAGTAGTTTGTACGAGATGGATAGTTTAGAGTCATTGAACCTGTGCCAGCATCTAAGAACAATACTGTGCCGCCGGAGTTTAAAGATATCTTGATCTTATTGTTGGCACTGTCTATTTCTTTAATATAATAGATATAGTTTGTAATAACTCCGCCAAACGTTGTGCCACTAAATGTAATCTGCATGCCAACAAATAATGGAACAGTAGTTGAAACTGTCATGGTATTAGTTTGACCGCCAATAGTAGCAGTAGCTGTCACTAGACCTTGAGATGTCTTTGTTGCAATACTAGCATAATATTGTGGAACAAACTGTATTGGTTGATTTACACGTAGTAGATTAACATCTGCTGATGTGTCTAGAGTAAACTTACCAGTTGCGTTTGTGGCCGCTGTGATTAGTTGTGGTGTAAATGATTCTTTAACTACATAGGCATCTTTAGTACCGGTTGAGTATGAAGAAATAACCCCGTACTGTCCAGAACCTGTACCACTAGTAATAACTAATCGCATTCCTTCATACTGAGTAGCAAGGTTAGTTTCACTGTTGGCTAACTGTATGTATTCAGCTGTTCCGTCAATGGCATTGTTTGCACTAGTTAGATAGCCTGCGCCGCCGGTATATCCTTCGCCGTCAGTGATAATACGAGTTTCCATAACAGACTTAGAACGAATCTCGTTGCCAATAACTTGTACACCTGTGCCGTTACCTCTAACATCAAAGTTAGTGTAGGCAGTATATTTTCTAGTGTTAGTGTTTTCTAGATAGAAGCCCTTTGTAGCGGCATTTTGTAGCTGTGCGCCATAAGCATAGACAAATCCTGCTGTACCTGCAAGTCCACGTGGATAAATTCTATACTGTAGTTGTGTATTCAACCCTGATGCGGCATCGTAGGTAACAAACCAAATTCTATACCAGCCGTCATCTAATGTGTCTACGCCATAACTAGTCGGTAATGTTCCAGTATCGCCTTGGAAAGTATTTCCCGGAGTAACTGTCTTAGTTGAGAAGTTAAAAGTAATCTTACTTGGTCTAGATGTAGGACCATTTCCTGAGAATATAGCAAATAAATCAACTGTAGATGTAGTTCCTTGCTTTACATGTAGGCTCAATACATATGGTTGATTTGTCAATGTAAAACTGTTAGATGGAACAATGGCTACGTTTTGATAAAGGTAACTAGTGTTTGTGCTAGAAGTCTGTGCAGTCAATACCCATGCATCATTATAAGTTGATGGACTTATTAAGTTTTGACTGAAAGTTACATTACCGTCAGCAGTCCAACTTGCACCAATAAAGGTATTACTGTAAGTCAACATGTTAACTACCGGAGTTACATAGTTTTGGCCAGCGTTTCTAAATGTATATTTGGTAATACCGTTGTTAACACCACCTACCCATCCAGGTGTGGCAGTTGCCTGTAGATATTTGTTATTAACAACACCGCTAGTTGCTGACTCATCTAGGTCATAGCCTTCAGCAATAACTCCATATGTACCATATGAGCTGTTACCGTTAGTAGCACGGATACGACCGCCGGCATCTGCTAAGTAGCCGGCATATCCGTAGTATGAGAATACTGAAACAGCTTCACATAGACCGCCTGTACCTGTACACCAGATGCCAATACCGTCTCCAATGATGTGTGTATAATCGTTACACACAATAGATTTATTGCCGCCGTCGTGTAGGTCGCCGTCGATCTTCAGACCAGTACATCCAGTACCAAATGCTGTTACGTTTTGTACATACGGACTTCTGCGTTTAATCCATGCAGAAGAGTCAGCTGGGCCAGTACCTGGATCTAAACTAACGAAAGACTTACCTGTTGGTCTTCTTGTTTGATTTTCATTCAATGGTCCAAGTGTACCTAATAATCCAGTTACAGTTAGGTTGCGAAGTCCGCTACCATTACGCATATAGAACATGTCTTTTAGTGCGTCACCGCCAAACACCTGCATTAGACCAAATGTTCCAACTAGTGCTATCGGTTGGCCATTTAATGTTGTTGATACTTTGAAACTAGTTGGTGTTATTGGTCCGGCTACATAATATGTAGTGCCTTGATTAATAGCTGTTGTTACAGCAACACCAATCTGGAATGTTAGATCGTTAGTGGGTGTAGTACCTCCTAATAGTGCTCCAGAGATAGTAACAGTATCTCCAACAGCATACCCCGAGCCCACAGTGACCACAGTAATAGTTGTATTTTCTGGACTATATGCTGTTAAACTTCCTGTCTTGTCAATAACAAATGTTGCACCTGACCCTGTTCCGCTTGTAGATTTTTGTGAAACAAAACTATAAGTTGCGGCGGCAGTTACGCTAGTTCCGGTAGCATTATTAAATGTACTATTAGCAGTTAATCTACCGCCAGGTGCTACTTCAAATGCTGATAATGTTAAGTTAGTTGCGGCTGTGTCATTAACACTGACAAACTGTATTGGACACCCTACAAACATGCCAGTAGTATCGTATGCTGTAAAAGTATTAGGCGTGTCTAGTGTACTAGTAACAATAGTGTTTACTACATTTAATGGTTGTATAACTGCTCCACGAAGTTCGTCGCCGTTAATCGCAACGTTTTCTGGAATAGTAATAGGCAGTTGCTCTCTGTATGTTCCTGTCTTAACATTAATAGTAACTGTTACTCCAGTATTAGCTGGTGGTAGGCTTACAGTGCTTTGAGCACTGAGTGCTGTTGTGATTAGTGTTAATAGTGCGGTGGCCAATGCTCCGTCTGGCGAGCTAGTTGCGGACACTTGAAATTTTACATCTTGTCCTGGAACACTCATCAAGGCTTGATAGTTAACAGCCGGAGGTGTCCCAACGGCAATCGCTGGTAATATTGAATTAACATATCCTAGACCTGCAATAATATAAGGCATTGCGGCTGCTGTTGCGGCATTAAAATATGTTGTAGTATTTCCAGGTTGGAAGTATGATAGTGCTGCCGCTACTGTTTGGCTGTTGCCGCCTCGGCTTAAGTCATATACTAGAGCATCAATAACTAACTTGGCATCTCGTTGAGTTTTAGTTGCATCAAATACTGAACTAGGTGTAAAGCCATTTGTACTTTGTTGTTTTTGATACAACATCCAGTTGTACATTTCTGCAACAATAAAATCTTTATTATTGTTTATTGCCAGTGTTAACTGCGTGTTCTGAGTACCATTTTTAACATAGTTGCAGGCATATTTTATTGTGGCCCATGGTTGATCCCAGTTAGTTCCATAACCTATTTCATCGATGCCATCTGGTGCTACATAAAATACATTGTTAGTTGTAAAAATTTTAGAATAGCTTAGTGCAGTACCAGTTGATTTAAGTGCATGGCCAGCAGTGGTGCTTATGGCCAAAGCATTTTTAGTTGTACCGTTATGCGTTGCAATATCACCTTGGTTGACTAATACGTTAGTGCGTGAATGAAGTGTATAAACAATCCAGTAAGCATTTATGGTATCTAAGTCAGGTCTATTAGTTTCTACAATTGATGTATGATTTCTTACACAACGATATGTTGTGTTACCTCTAACGACAATGTCGCCAATCACATATTGTTGTGAATTAGCCCAAAAGTTTGTCCATACAGTACCAGGAGAAACTAATTTCCAGTATAATAAATTTTGTCCAACAAACGTTAAAGTGGCTCCGTTAGTTGGGGTAACGTCAGGAGTATGACTAATCTGAACACTAGTTCCGTTAATCACCGAAACAACAGTTTGACCGCTGGCAAATCCAACGCCGGTAACTAGCATACCAAGTACTAGTCCGGTAGTACTAGCTACTGCTAGAGTTGTTCCACTTGAACCTGTGCTTGAATATGTGGTAGAAACTGTTGTACTTGTAGGGTCAGACGATCCGTTGTCTTGAATTGCTACGTATAACTGAGCGCCACGTCTAACAACTGAGCCAACTTTATAGTTAGTTGAGGTAGACCATTGATTTTGCCAGCTGAAACTTTGATTGAATAACTGCCAGTATATGCTATTTGACTCTGTTGGTACGTGTGACACATTATTAAATGCTGTACTTACATAACTATATCCGCCATAGACTACTGTGTCGCCAGATTGATATGCTACTGCTTGATTCCATACTCCGCTAAATGCATCGCCTTGAATGTATAAATCAAACTTGTTTAAATCAATAACTGGCTGTTGTGCAGAGGTATGAGTCTCTGTACAAATATATAAACTTGCACCGTCTAAAACTACATCATTTAGTTTATATCTAAAACTGTCTGCATATTCGCCTTTAAAATCAATACCGGCATTTAATACAGACCAGCTGGCTTGATTTTGTTCAAGGCCGCTTAGATTTCCCAAGTTAGTTCCGTTGATTTTTGCGCCAGTTGACAAGTCCACAGAAATAGCGGCGCCAACTACTGCTGAATATGTGTCACTACCATAAAGTTTAGTAACTGTAAATGTCAGTGTATCTTGTATCGGAAATGGTCCGCCTGAGGTGGTGGTAGTTGCAGAACTAGTTACGGTATAAATGCTAGATACTCCAGACGCATTTACTATAAGAACTCTAGTGTTAGCAAACTTTGAAGCATTGTCTGTGGCGTTTTGTGCTGAAGCAAATAGTAAAGACACCGTGCCGTTGGCTAATGTTATGGTTGGATTATTTGAGACCTGTACGATAGTAGGAACAAAGTTTTGATTTTCGGCGCCAGTAAATGTCACAGTACTTGTTGATGCTGTTGAAACTGTATATGTTCCGTTATATCCTGCTGGGTCACTGTTAGTAACTGTGATTGTTTGTCCTAAAGCAAATGGCACAACTGCCTGCGTTGGAAATGTAGCAGTAATAGTATTGCCGTCACCGCTTAAATTAGTTAATGGAAATGATAGTGAACCGCTTGCTGATGTATGGTCAGCATTACAAGTGTAGATGATACCACCGTACTTGGCAATGTCGCCAATGGTGTAGGCAGTTCCTGCGGCCCATACGTTAGTCCAACGTGCAAACGTACTCATTGTGGTAAACTTGGTACCGTCAAATGCAGATGTGCTAGTATGATTTAATGTACAGATATAGACAGCATTTTTATAGCGAACGATGTCACCAATGTCATAAGGAGTAGTAGCTGTCCAAACACCGAACCAACTAATACCGTCAATGATTAACGACCACTTAGTAGCTTTGTCAGTATAAAAAGAAGCATCTGCTGTATGAGCAACTATGCAAGAATACATCTTGCCGCTGTAGGTGATAACTTGATCAACTACGTAGACATCACTTGCTGTCCATTCGCCAACGTAGGTAAATTTTAACCTACTGATTTTAAATTCTGCCATTTCCGTTTCCTAGATTTATATGTTACTTATCACTTTAAACTTGTGGGTAGTTAGTATATGCTTTGTTTGTTCTAGCAACCAACTGCCCTTGTGCATTAATATAATAAAAAATGTTCTTATTGTCCCAACGATATTGATCAAAGTTTAGATTATCGTAGGGGCGAGCGTGTGTTACGTCGTCTCTACCGTCAAAGAAATCAACTCCGTATTCAAAATCTTCGTAGTTTTCGGCGGCTGGTCCTAGATTATTCACAGTAATCGCATCATCACTAGTCAACTGGTCAACACGAGTAAATTTTAAAGTACCCGCAGTATCTCTGCTTAGTCCGTAAAAGAATCTTGGATTATCTGCCCCTAGTAAGTCGCTTTGTGCGTTTTCGTTTCCAATAAAATATGTCATAATATTTGTCCTTAAATGATCTCAACGTAGCTCATAACCAAATCTAAACTTGCTGCCGCATTTGATTTGATCTTAACATCAGTTGATGATCCCAGTACTAGCTTTTCACCACCGTTGATAACTCGTAAACTTTGATTGGGCGGTAACACTACATTTTTAATGTAGTAGGCGCTGGTTTGAATTCCATTGCCGCCACCGTTTGGGTCAACAATCTGTATGCTGGCCTGCACTGGAACTTCTGTCAAATTGGTCAAACTTAGACCAATAACTGTAGTCTTTGATGTTGCGCCAGTAGACAGTACAGTAGTCAAGCTACTGCCTATCTCTGATCGTAATGTGTTTCTAAAAAAAGTTGCCATGTTCTTATCCTAATATGATTGCAAGTGTTAATGCAATGTCTTCAGCTTCTGCACTTGTTACAGGATTCGCAACACTTGCTATTACATATTGCCATTGCGATCCATTATAAATTTCTAATCGACCAATATTTGTATTGTATCGTGTCATTCCTGCTACTGGTACTAAGGGTCGTTGTGATTCAAGTCCCACTGGAACTACAAAACCGCCAGTGTCTGCTAGTTTAAAATAGCCTGTACCTGTTTGCTCTATAGTAGTTATGCTATTTGCAACGGTGTTGGTGATTTTGTTGTCTAAAACTTCAAAGTTTTCAAACTTTACAACTCCAGTCCCGGTTGGTTCAAGTACGATATCGTTGTCAACAACTGTGTTACTAATAGTATTTCCGTCGATCTTAATATTTCCAAACTGTCCGTAGCCGGTTACTGTGATATTTCCATCTATGACTGCATTACCGGTTTGGTCATAATCACCCGTATGATCAATTGTTCCGGTTACTGTAACGTTGTCTAGTGTTGTGGTGCCAATGACTGTTAAGTCGTTTGTTATTTCAACGTTGCTTGTTGGTACAGTAACTTTTCCAGATCCGTTAGCTTCTAATATCAAGTCAGCATTATTTCCAACACTAGTAATAGTGTTTTGGCTTATGTTAATGTCGCCAACATCAATTTCGTTAACATATAAATGTTGCCACTGTAATAGGCTAGTTCCTAGATCATATTGATTATTAAGTTTAGGAATAATATCACTAGTTACTCCGGCTACAAAACTAACAGTGTCAGTAGTTTGATCACCAACTTGTATATTACCCGCAATAGTTACATTACCAGTAACATCAAGATTACCTGCAATGTTTACATTGTTGGCAAAGTTAATTTGGTCATTGCCGCTGATAATATTAACTGGGCCGCTTAGACTTTCAAATGTATTACCACTTAGTCGTAGATTACCTGTTTCAAACTTTGTACCGTCGATGTAAGTGGTCTGACCGCCAGTGGTAAATGTAACACCGGTGTCTGATTGAATATTAAAGCTACTAGTGGTAAACTGTACTGTACCGTCTTGTTGATTTACATAAAATAAATCGCCAATACGGAAGTCGCCTTTATGGTCAACTGAGCTATAATATATCTTTGCTCCTGCGGCTTCTGTTATTTCATTATCTTGTACTACGTATGTTACGTCATTATCACTACGTTTGCCCGTACCAATGTAGGCCAAGTTATGACCTATTAGATAAGCAACTACGCCTAGACCAGTTCCATAGATACCGTAAGTCCCGTATACTGTGGCAGAGCCAATAGCACGAACTTCAACACCAAAGTCGCTATAGTCGACTAGATCAATTTTAGTTGCTGTAGCACCGTTTGTATTATTACGTATGTCTTGTACCAATACTGCTTCATCTATAAATGTTGTTGAGTTGTCAGCACCATCAAATCTGCTTAACAATACTGTGTATATGTCATTGGGTAGTATGCCGGTTGGCGCTGTAAAGTTGCTGGTATAACGTGCAACTCCTTTTGAGATTCTTAAATCATCAATGTAGCCGTTGAATCCATTGGCATAGTTAAATCTAGCACCAATAGTTAACGGACCTTGGATATAGTTATTAGTGTCAGTATAAGTTGCGCCATACTGTGTTCCGTTAATAAAGAATCGTGTACTTGATCCGCTTTTTGCTACAGCAATATGTGTCCAAGTATTAAGGGCAAGGGCAACACCTGTGTCAATCCTAACACTTCCGCTAGATGACATGTGTAAATGACTTGTTGCTCCGTCAATATAAATTGTTGGAACCAGTTGCGGGTCAGCTGTTCTAAAATCAAATAATATCTGATTAGTGCCCGGAGTAGCTGTGTTATAAACCCATGCTTCTACACACCATGCTCCGTTAGCAAAGACAAAATCGTTATTAGATTGAACGTATGCATAGTCGCCGGTGCCGTCTAATGCTAGACTAGCTGAGCCCCATTTTTTAACACTTGTAGAAAGTTTAGCATTACCGTTTGCCGCAATATTTTTGCCGCCTCTATCGCTTGCTGTTTCTAATCCGTTTACTTTGCCTGTTAGATAAAGTTTGCCGTCTGCATCTTTTGCAGTAATAGTTCCACTGGCTAATACTGTAACTCCGTCTGTATCATAGTAACTAATAGTATTACCAACATTAAACGTTCCACTGCCGCCGCTTAGGCGTAGGGCAGTTTTACCTGCATTAGCAAATCCTGTTGATCCGCTGTATAGGTACATGCCTTTTTCTGCAAAGTAACTAAAACTACTAAGCCATTCAACGCGAGTACCATTGGTTGCTGATATACATTCTTGATTTGGTGTAAAGAATGTTACTGAGTGAAATAAGCAGGCAGCTTCTTTGCTGGCAATGTTAGCAACACTACCATCAAGTAGCGCACCTTTGCCAGCATCGTTGCTGTCAAATCCATAAGGATCGCCAGCATTAGTTACTGATCCTCGGCTAATAACTGTAATGTTTCTAATGTAAGGACTGCGCGAAGTCACTGTAAAGTTGTTGGCAAAGCGGAAAGCATAACCAGTATTATTTCCGCTGTTATATCTGTAACCGGATACTGTTAAGTCTTCAACTGTAGTTTCGCCGTTGAGTAAAAACACATCTTTGTCAATAGTTGCTAGGGTAGGTTGAATAGTTACTGAGCGTAAACTTTGTCCTTTAACTACTACTCCTACAGGAACTGTTAAAGGAAATATTTCAGTATATGTACCTGGGTATATGAATACCGTGTCTCCAGATACTGCCACAGTTAAGGCTTTCTTAACTGTTAAAAATGTATCGTTAGGATGTTTACCTATATTGGTATCAAGACCGTTAGTCGAAACATAATAGATATTGCCTTGAATAGAGTTTACTGATATGCCGTTTACTATTAGACTATCAGTTGTTATAGACCCTGCATGTAAGGTATTTGTCCAAGTGTTATTCCAGCGTTGGCTTGGTGACCCTAGATTGTAAAAATCAGTCTGATCAGGTAAAAGATCACTGGCAATATCTGCATTAAAAACAATATTGTCAGTGTTAGCATCGCCGATAGTGATGTCGCCGTCTGCTGTAATATTGCCAGTAGCATGAATATTTCCGTGAACAGTAGTATCTGCAAATACTTCAACAGTTCCTGTACCGTCAGGACGTAGTTCTAAATTTTTGTTAGTAGCGTTAGTTGAAATAATGTTAGCATCAATAGTAACAAAGTCAACTTTTAACTTGTTTTGATATACAATGGCGCTGCCATTAAATCCAGATAGATTTAGAACCCCGGTGTTACTATCAATGGTATTTCCAGAGATGGTAATATTACCAATAGTTAAACTATCGGTTTCTAAATATGTTGTTCTTGTTGTTCCAACTACTTGAAGGTCATGTGTGGGAGTCGTGGTGTTGACACCGATTCGCATGTTGTTAACATCGAGATATAGAAGGTCTGTCTCAAAGGCTAAGTTCACACCTTCGCGAAGGAGGTTTGCCTTTAAGAGCGGACCGGAAATTCGACCAATGGACATGCGCTCTCCTAATGACCCCGTGTTTCACGGTTAACCACCTTGCATTGCGGGTTTACCACAGTTTGATATCGGGGGTTTATTGGTCAAACCCCTCAGTAATATTATTTAGCTGTTTGAGGTTTTAGCCCAGGATTAGGATCCAAAGATTACCATACTCTTCAACAACTTCTCGAGTAGCGATGTCTCCGAGTCCAGTAACATCGTTCCAAGTATTAGTAGGCTGTGTATATACTTCTGCGTTTCCGCTAGTTGAGTTTACTCGTAGTGTTCCGGTTTCTGCCACCGCAGGACGCTCGGATTCTAATCCCACAGGAATAGCCATTGCTCCTGTTCCTGCAAATCTTACATATCCACCGTTGGTACTAAAAACTATAGGGTCGTTTTTATTGTTAATAATTCTATTATTTTTAATAGAAATGTCAGAGTTGTTTGAAACAATGTTAAGTTTGCCGTTGCCAGATAGTAGTGCAAAGTTTAAGGTGTTATCAGCACGTATAGTATTATCTGAGATAGTAATATATCCAAGTCTTGAACTAGCAGTTACTGATACATTGCCTGTAATGTCTCGATTTCCTGTTGGAGCCATTACAACTACTATATTGTTATTTTCTTCTGTTATTAACGGCTGGCCGTCTTCTGAAAGTATCTGATCTCCTGTAACAATAGATCCTGGATTAGAAATATAGTTTCCAACATGAGTAACATCTCCGACGATAGTAAAAGATTCAAAATACCCCTGTTCTAGTTGTAAGTCTTGTCCTAGTATTACTTTAGAAGCAGTTTTAATTTTATTAACTGAGTTTAGTATTAAGTTACTATCAGTAACAGTAGTAGATATTTTATTATTTTCTAACCGTATATTGCCTTCTTGAATTACTTGTAGATATGCATGATTCCATTTTAAATTATTAGATCCCAACGATCGAAAGTTCGTTATATCTGGAAAAATATCACTATCTATATGTGCATCAAACTCTATGCTATCAGTTGTTTGATTACCTACTGTAATAGTTCCGCTGATAACTACATTGCCAACAACTGATAAATCTTTAGCTATTGATACATTTTGCGTTAGATTAACTTGCTCGTTTGCAGAAACAATATTAAATGTCTGACTCTTGGTTAATATATCGTTACCTCGTAAGGTAAAGTCACCGGTGTCTATTTTAGAATAGTCTATAAATGTTTGATTAGGTGCAGTTCCAATGGTTAAACTGCTGATGCCGTTGATCGCTCCTGAACTAATATCTATAGAAGTAGTTCCTTTGTCAAAGTCTACATAGAACTGTTCGCCGACTCTGTAGTTACCCTGCTGATCAACACTTTGAAAATATATTTTGCCGTTGTTTAGTTCTGTTACTTCGTTAGCTTGTACTACCAGTGTTCGATCGTTACTAGAGTCTAATCCTGACCCAACGTAACCAAAGTTATGCTGTATCAAATACATTAGAGTATCTGCGCCATCGGCAACAGCACCGTAGTTTCCGTAGACGCTAGCACTTGCAATAGAACGAATCTCAGCGCCAAACTTAACTCCTAACCCTGCAAATCCAAGTGTACCTTGTGTAGCATATATGCTACGGTTAGCAAAGTAAGTAAAGCTGTTAAGCCACTCTACTCTGACTCCGTTAGTCATTGTCAGTGCGTCTACACCCGGTGTAATAAACGTTGTGCTATGAAATAGCATACTAGCTTCGTTACTAGTAGCATCAACTACTGATCCGTCAACTAGCACACCTTTACCTGCAGACGCTCCACTAGTGATGACAGAACAGTTTTGTACATAAGGACTACGAGTAGTTACTTTTGCTCCTAGAGCAAAACTAAATGCATACCCTTGATAAAAGTTTGCTACTGTTAAATCACTTACGGCTGTTTCGCCGTTTAATAAAAATGCATTATTAGTATTCGTTCCACTTGTTGGTTGCACAGTTACTGAACGAATTCCTGCGCCTTTTACGGTTACGCCTGCGGGCACTGTTAAGGGAAATACTTCTGTATAGGTGCCTGGCGCAATATAAACGGTGTCTCCAGGATCAGCCACACTAAGAGCCTTAGCTACTGTTGCAAATGCACTACTTTCATTAATGCCTACATTAGTGTCTAATCCTAATACAGCTACAAACCATTGATTTTTAGCAGTGACTTCAACGGGCAAGTTGTTATTAAACAGGCCATTGGTATATATTATTTGTCCTATAAAATCTTTAGTTCTTATATCATTCCACTGTTTACCGTCAGCGCCTAGCGAATATGTAATGTCCGCATTAGGTACTAGGCTGCTATTAATATTAGAATCAAAAGTTACAGTGTCTATATTGTTATTGCCAAATATTACAGAGCCGTCTGCCGATATATTTCCTGTAGCATGTAGATTACCTGTGATATTAGTATTAGCATATATGTCTAATATGCCGGTAGGTCTAATCTCAATGTCAGTATCAGTAGTGTACGTAGATATTGACTGTCCGGTTAGTTCAATGTTGTCTGTTTGTATTATGTGGGCTTGAACATAATCAGTCCCGCTCAAAGTCATTGGAGCTAATGTAGTTCTTATCAGATTGTTTGGGCCAAGCTCAAACCCGTCGACAATAATTTTTCCGGAATCAACAAGAATAACGGTAGTGGCCAATGTGCCATTAACAAACAACTCCTTGTTGATAGGAGTGCTGTTGATACTAAGTGTTTTACTTGTAACGTCTAGGTAAAGTAGCTGATTTTGAAATCTTAGATCTGTACCTGAACGCAACAAGTTTGCGCTAAGTAACGGACCTGAAATTCGACCAAGCTGTTTAGACATAGATAATCCCCCGGTACTATTAGTACCTTATGTAGTATTTATTGGGATTTAGATTAACGGTCGAAGCCGTGTAAGACAGTCACGTGCTTGGGATCTACTGTGCCCAAAGGAACTGGTCCCTGGAACTGTAGGTAATAACCAGTTGTATATGCTGAGCCAGAATGGCTTTGGCCGCTAGTGCTACTGCTTAATCCTAGTATAGTCATCGATGCTCCGCTAGCTTCGTCGACTAGTGTTTGACTAACAGTTAGATCGCTAGCTGTTACATTAGTTAAAGTATAAGTTCCGTTATTAAGAGCTGTACCGGATACAGTAATAGACTGTCCTATTCTATAACCTCTATCAACCCAATTTATTATTGCAGTGTTTGAGCTGGTAATCTTTTTAGTACCTGCGGCAAAGCTGATAATAATGCCAGTTACACGGCAGGGATTTTGTATAATCACATAGTTAGTAGAGTGCAACTGCATAACGTTTTCAACAAACACTAATAGGTTAGACCCCGACCATGTTGATTTATCATCAACTAGATCAGTTGTTGGCGGTGCCGGATTTAACGGGCCAAAAATGTATTCTTCATCATCGCCGGTGCCAAGATCTTGTTGCGTAATCTGAGTAGATTCTTTATAACGAAGACTACGCCATGCCGCGCGGCCGCCTGCTCCTTGGTATACTTCTAATTCATTTAATGTTGTATTATATCGTAGCTGTCCTAGACTAGCACTATTAATAGACCCAATAGGATCTCCAGGACGTTGAGTTGTAGTTCCTTTTGGAACACGAACTGCATTAGGTGAGTCTAACGTAATCTCATTGCTGATCTGAACAGCAATACTGTCGTCTTTCACATTGCGAAAGTTAAGTTGACTTTTCTTTAAAAACTTCATTAGCTTACTCGCATAGTACTTACTGTAGCTGATACTGCATTGTCTGCAGAGCAGGTTGCATGTATTCTGTCGCCGCCGTTTAATACAAATTTTTCTGTGTCAAATGTAAATGTTTCACTTGCTGGTAACTCTAACTGTTTAATAACTAAACTTGCATTGCTTACTGCACCACCGCTTGGTACTGCATATACATTGATAGTCACTGTTGATGCGGAATAGTTGCAAAATACCACGCAGGTAATTGCATATTCTACATCAGCAGGACATAAAAATAAATTATCTCCGCCAGTACTTAATGTTTGATTATTGATTGCCATTTTGTGTCCTTAAAATATCATACTGTAGGCTAATGCTTTTCTACGGCTGACTAATTCATCTCTTGTTGTTTCATTATTTACAAAATATATACCAGTACCGCCAAATGTTTCTGGCTTAGTGTAAAGCACTACGCTGCCGGGTGTCTGTGCAGGATCTTCTGCGGCTGTTGTAATTTTTAAATTGTCATCAACTACTACAGAGCCAGCTCCTGCGGCTCTTAACACTAAGTCTAGTCCTAGGTCAGTTGTAGCTATTGTACCATTTGAAAAACTAAAATTCTGTGTGGTAAATGCTGTAATTTTAAATTCTGCATTAGTTACGCCGTTAAGAACTACTGCGGCTTTACTTTCTATATCACTACTTTGTGTGTCGTATACTTGGACACGAGTATCACTGCGAGCAATAAAATTTGGAGGAGTTATATTAAAAAACTCTGAGATTGCTCCGTTAACCCATTTTACGTTTGGTATTGCTTCTTCATAAGCTGTTTGATTTTCTTCTACATACAACTTATTATTAATTCTGTCTGCGTAATTGACTACGCCATGAACTGCAATAATTGCAGTGCCTGTTCCTGTTTCACCAGGATGTGGACTTGGTCCAAGTAAGTTTAAATTTTGATCTTTGTCGTTAGTAGTAATGCTATTAGTACGTATGCCTGTTAGTAGTGTATTCTTTGTTTTAAAAGCAAATGCACCTTGCTTGTTACTGTTGGTTTGATTGTCAAACCACCATAGGCTTTCACTGAACACCATCTGTCCAGCACTAAAGACTCCACGACCAATTTCAATGCCAGCTTCACCAGTAGGGGATAAAATTCCGCTACCAGTGGGCTGTCCATTTTCGCCAAGCTGATTATTAATTACAATAATATTGTCAACCATTGATATAGTAGTTGACTCTACTGTTGTGGTATTTCCGTAAACCGTTAGGTCGCCTGTAACAATAACATTACCAGGACTTGCACCAACATCTAAAGTGATAACGCCATTGCTGTCGTCCTGTCCGTTGTAACGAACTTTAACTTTGTAGTCGGAATCGTTTACTTGTATAATTCTTGACATTGTTTATCCTATTAGGGGCCGAAGCCCCTATACTATTTAAGCGTTAGAAATTTGTACGTAACTGCCAACTGGAGCAACTAGTTTCCAAGGTGCTGAGCTACCTGTTGCATACAAATGATTTGATCCGCCTGCACGAGTTAATACCACACGGTGTGCTGTAATCTTAGTAGCAAAGTACTCTCCGCCTGCACTGTCAAGAACTGCAACACTGCCTTCACCTGCCGCATCTGCTAGAGTACTAGTTAGTTTAACAACTCCAGTACGTGTACCGTCTGTTACTTTATAACGACGAGCTGATACTTGACGAATAATGTCAACTGCAACTGCTGAACCGCCTGTTAAGAATGCTGTCATACTGATTGCATTTTCTTCGTTAGTTACTGAGCCAACTGCTCCGGAATCAACTTCAAATACTGCTGTTGCTGTACCAGATGTTTCTGCGCCGCCATCGCTGTCAGCAATAGTAACTGTTGGTAATGATGTGTATCCAGAACCTTTTTCTGTCATTGTAACTAGTGTTGGAGCACCTGCTGTAATTGTTACAGTACCAGTAGCTGTTACGCCACCTGGTAATTGTGGAGCACTAAAAGTTACTGTTGAAGTAGCTTGAGTAAAACCACTCCAAACACCAGCAATGGTTACACTGGCAATACCGTTGCCGCCGATACCATCGTCAGTTGTTACGCTTGCAGAACCTGTATTACGGTTACCAAAGAATTTTTTATTTAAAGGACGAGCCATTTTGTTTTCTCCTTAAGAAAGACGGCGTTCTAGGCCGTACGCGGTTGCTTTTCCGCATAAAACTTACCCTGTGTAAGTTATACCAAGTATTTATCACATAAAGACAAAGGGCTCCGAAGAGCCCTTTGAGATACTGCTAAAATCAGTGATTAACTGAACTTTAGTTCGTTGCTTGTTACTTCAACTGTACCTAGGTAGTCGGCTGCATTACCTAGAGAAGAAGCTGTGTTTGTCAACTCAACATAACCATAACGTGTCATGAATGATACGACTGGCTCAAATGTTGATGGATCTAACACAACACCACTGCTCATCAATGGAATGTATGGGCAATAGAACGCGGCTGCGTCAGATTCGCTAGAACCTTTGTAACCGATGATGACTGTGTCATCACTTGCGTATGTGTTAACATAGATCTTCATAGCACTGTTCAATGTACCAACCATCTTTGTGTTAGTTGGAGCTTCGAATGTACCTTCTGTTGTACGAGCAAAAGCACTAGTAGTAGCTGACTGAAGAACAGTCAACATTGTTGGGCTTACAACTGCCCAGTTACCAGCACCACGACGAGTACGCTGAGCGATACGGTTTGCAACACGGTTGATCTGAACGGCCAATGCGGCATGTTCGTCACCAACGAATGTAGCAGTACCACTAACAGCTGACTGGTCATAAGTCTCGCGGTTTTGTGTTCCAGCTAAAGAACGTAGAGATGCTAGCACCTCTTGGTCGATTTCAGCTGTAATTTCTTGAGCCAAAGCAGCCATGATTTCTGCTTCGATGTCAATACCTTGTTGGGCTTGTGCATCTTGAGCAGCCTCGAATGTCCAACGTGCAGACAACTTACGAGTCTTAGCTTCAACTGTTTGCTTCAAGATTTGAATGCTTAGTTTGTTTCCAGCGGCACCTTCTAAAGCGGCTGTGGCAGCTGCCTTACCAGATGTAGCACCAGAATAAGATTCAGCAATCTTGAATGGGCTTAGAGCTTCTTCACCAGCTGTAGCGCCAGATGTACCAGCATTGAATGTATCGCTGTAGCGAACACGTAATGTATGGATCTGACCAACTGGTCCAGTCATTGGCTGAACGCCAACTAATTCATTAGCGATGACCGTAGGCATCACACGTCTGATCACTGGAAGGATCACGCGATTTAGGGTTGCAACGTTACCGGCAGAAGTGGCACCAGCAGTAGCGGATTCTGACAAATACTTACGAGTGTTCTCTAAAGTAGTAGCCATTACGCTCTTTTTGGTTCCTTGAAGGCCTTCTAATAGTGCCTCTTTTGTTTCTAGCCAGCGGCTTTCTAGTAGTTCTGACATAAATTTCTCCTTATTTTAATCCAGCTAGACGACGAATGTCAATGACCTCGCCCTGGCTTTTAGCACTACTAATGCTATGATTTTCTTTATTGCCTGTGATTTCTTTAGCCTCAATAAGAGCCTTCTTCTTCTCCGGTGTGCTACCGCTGAGTACAGCAGGTAGATACTTGTCAAAGCTAGTTCTTAGCTTGACAGTTTGCACACTTTCTAGTAACTCACTCATGATTTCTTTTTGGTCCTTGTTTAGAGGACTTAGAAGCTCACCCATTACTTCTTTACGAGCCGCAGTAGCTTGGGCACGAGAAACTTCTTTCTGTGTACTTTCTACTAATGCTTGCTTTTCGGAAATAGCGGCTGTTGCTTCAGCGAGTTGTTTTTCTTTTTCTGCAACTACTTTCAATAGCTTGCTTGTTTCTGATTTCTCATTTAACATGCTGTGCTGAAATTCGGTAGCATATGCTTCAAAAATCTTACGACCGAAGTCGTTCTGACGTGCTTGATCAATGTCTTCTTTAAGTTGTCCGATCTCTTTTGTGAGACCTTTTGTAACAACTGATTCAACAAGCTCAGCACTTTGTTTTACAAACTTGGTCTTTAATAGACCAAATTGATTCTTAGCTTCTTTGATGAGACGTACTTTTGTCTCAGCTAAATCTTTCTTATCTTCATAGAAATCTGCGATCTCTTTAGCCAGTGCTTCTACAATAAAACCTTCCAACTTGGCAAAATTTTCAGCCATAACTTTTTGGTCACTATGTAATTCAGTGATTTCTTTAGCTAGGCTGTTAAGAACAAATCCATTTAGTTTAGTAGAGTGCTCACGGATGGCAACAGCATACTTGGCTTTCGCTTCAGATAGTTGTGCGCGGTCTTCAGTGAACTCTTGGATTTCAGCAGTTAAACGATCAGTAACCATCTTGTCGATAGCTTCGATCATTGTTTGCTTGTCATGTTCGTATTTTTGTGCGAATTCTTCGCGTAGTTGTTGAGTTGCTTGTTCACGATTCTCTTGGATCTTACGGTCCCAAGCAGAAGCGATGTCAGCTCTGATGTCCTCAGAAATCACATTGTTCTCGAATAATTGTTTAAGTGCGTCCAACATATGTGATTCTCCCTTGTTATTGGAGTCCGCCTATTATTTTCAATAGACTTTCTTTCAGGTATTTCTGTGCCTTTGCGTCGCCTGATACTTCTTGTGCTGTTAAAAATGCCTTATAGCCTCCACGAGTATTCATGATATGCTCATAAATGGGCGTTGGATACGCACCTGGGGCTGATGGTTGAGCTACCACATCTACTGTGATAATCTCGAAATCTGTAACTTCACCGGAACCGTCTTCCTTGACGTTCCCGGATCCGCGACTCGATACACCTAACTTAACACCGGATTCTAACATAGTTCTTACTAAGTTACCCATTGGTGTAGGTAGGATCTTCATTTTACCGTAACCGTTAGGGCCATCCATCCACATTTCTGTGATCATATGGCTTACACGGTCTAGATTAATTTTTAAGTCATCTGGATGGTCTACTTCGCCTAAAACTGAATATCCGCCAGTTACCTGGTCGTTTAGTGTCTTGACAGCCCTGCCGATTTCATTCACAGGGTACACACGCTGATTTGCGTTCTTGATGCCGCCTTGGATGCAAATGCCCTTCATATAAAGGTTCTTGCCCTCAGCGCCATCAGATTCCACAACCATGCGAGCTTGGTCGAAAGTCAAGTTTTCACGTAAGTAAAGACTCATCTAATTAACGGCCTAAAGTACTTTTTGTGTTTTGGCCGTTGTCACCGCCTGCTGGCTTGCTTACACCGCTTAGGTGCTTAACACCAGCTTTGCCGCCTGGAACATTTACGTTACCAGACTTCAAATCTCCTGTGCTTGGCTTTAGTAAACCACCTTGTGTGCCACCTGTTGTGCTTGTACCGCCTTTAGCGATGTTAGCAGTTGTGCCACCCATGTCGTTCTTGCCAGCTAGTGTGCTTTTAGTGTTAACGCCGTTGTCGCCGCCTTTAGCAGGAGCAACTTTTTCAACGTATTCACGAACGCTTTCTTTAGCAAATGGGTTACCTTCTTCTTCGTCACCCATTTCTTCTTCGCCTTCTTCGTCACCCATTTCTTCTTCGTCACCCATGTCTTCTTCACCGGAATCACCAGCTAACATAGCTTCAAATTCTGCTTTTAGATCAGCTAAAGCGTCTTTAATGTCCATGACGTCATCTTTAGTAGCGGCTTCGTCACCACCTTCTTCGTCACCGAACTCGTCGCTGGCTTCTTCGTCATCGCCGGCTTCTAGGTCACCCATCATGTCGTCTGCTGGATCAGCACCGACTTCGTCCATGCCCATGTCAAAGCCTTCTTCGACTTCTTCATCAACTTCTTTGTCTTCTTCGTCTTCTTCTTCAGAAGCTTCATCTACTTGGATGTCGTCATCTAATAGATTTTCGTAAATTTCGCGAGATTTAGCTACCACTAGTTCGTGGAATAGTTCCTCGGCTTTTGATTTGTCTTCGTTAATAAGATATTCAAGCATCTGCTCGAATTTTGCGCGATCAGTCATGTTAAGTCTCCTGTATAGTTATGAGGCAGTTACGCCCGCAAGGCTGTCGATGTATTTAATACTACTGTAAAAAAACCGGTCAATACCGGCTGTTTTTTGTCAGTTTTGATAATTTACTTATTCTGCGGCCACTGGAGTAGCATACATTCTAGAAATAAACTCCATTTCTGCTTCATGTTCTTTAATATGTAAATCACTAGCTCTGCGTAATTCGTTTATTTGTTTTAAGGTCAAGCGTGTTTTACGTGTATCATCATCTTTGATTACACTAGTGTCGGCTTTGGCCATATACTGATCGTCTTGTTCTGACTCAGCAGTACCTCTATTAAAATAAAACAGTTCTCTTAAAATCATAATAGTATTTATTACGCAGGCATAGATCCAGCCGCAGGAGCAGCCATTTCTGCATCAGCATCTGGCATTTCCATACCTTCAGGAGCTTCTTCACTGCCGTCTAATGCAGTAGTATCAGCTTCCATACCTGTTGGGCTTACTCCTGCTCCGCGTAGTTGGCCTGCCGCATCTTGTCCAGGTGCTCGGCCTTCTCCGCTTTCTTCTTGCCACATCTTTTCGTTTTCTTTTAGGTCTTCGTCTGTCATACCTAAGAAGCGTTTTAGTGCAAATCGCTTGCTGACAAACGGTAGTGCAACCATCTGTGCAAAGGTAGCAATACGTTGGTTGTCAAGCTCTGCTTGACGATAAGCCGCAAAGTTTTGCGGACTTTGGAATCGTATTTCAAACAAACTAAAGTCAATGTTAACACCTTTGTTATGTAAAAATAACTTAAACTCGGTGTCAAATGTAGTGACCATTAGGTTTTGTAAGCGTTCACAATACTTGTTAAAGCGTAGTTCTTGAATATATGCTGTGCCAACGCGACCATCGTTATACTGTGCTTGGCTATCATCTGCGCCCGTTGGCAGATAGCTACTTGGAATTCGCAATGCTCGCATTAACTTATTGGTAAAGTAACGTAAGTCGTCAATTTCGCCTAGGTTAGTACCGCCTGGAAGTGTTTCAACTTTACTTCCACGACCTTCTGCTGTCTGCGGAAAGAAGTAGTCTTCGTTGATACTTAGAGGATTATATGTGCTGTCGATACTGCTTCCGCCGCCTGTAGCACTTGGAATACGTCTTTGATGTATTTCATTTTTTACACGTTCTACAAAGCCCATTGCCAAGTGACTTGGCATGTTACCCACGTCAATATAGAATACTCTGCGCTCTGGCGCACGTTGTACACGATAGATAATAATAGCATCTTCAAGCAGTTCTTTTTGTTTGTATACTTTAAAAACACTTTCTAATAAGCTGTTACCAAAAGGAAAATTATTATCTAATCCTTCACTTAGACTTAGATGTACTACGTGCTTTGCGTCAATTGCATGTTCGTTTTGTTGAAGACTAAATCTGCTTCCTGGAGTAGGGGTTGCAGTTCCAACAGCACCGCGTCCGCCGCCTCCGCCCTGTGTATAAGGAGCGGCACCGGGTGCTTGATTTTGTGTGTTTGGATTAATCTGTGTAACAACTAAGTGTTGAAAGTTGATATTAATGTCACGAATAACATACTGTTCAGGTTGTTTGCCTTCGCTTTCGTTGACAATAATTTTTGTAATCTTGCTCGGATCTACATAAAACCACTTTTGTGTTTCTGGATCACGTAGGAAAAATCCGTCGCCGTACTTGAACAAGTTACGTGCAATACGGAACATACGTGTGTCTAACTTCTGCATCTTAGTCCACTGTTGTAGATACTCTTTTAAGATACCTACTTCACTAGTTGTTGGGCTACCGCGGAACTGTAGTGTGAACGGTGTGTTATTTTCTTTGTTCTTTTGTGTGGTAAATTCTGCTAGGATGTCAAGAGCCGCATTAACTTCACTGTCCCAATCCATTGTGTCGTATTGTAAATATCGTTCAATACGATTTGGGCTACCTGAATATACATCTGGCAAATAGCTTGAATAATTTGTGCG